CCTAAAGACGGCAATCATTGGCTCAATGCTGGCAGCCATTTGCTTAAATGCCTGCCCAATGCCGAATAGGTTTTGGTTCACTGCCATTTTCAGCGCACCTAGGATCGTTATGAGAATCCCAATGCTGACCATGAATGGGTTGGCTGAGGCAAACTTGAATGCAACGCCAATTAGGGCGGCTGTCGCTACGATGGTTCTTGCAAAATCATTTTCAAGAAGTTTAATTGTTTCCCTTACCCCGATTGCAAAAGCGCCAAAAGTTCCCCCGACACCTCCGACGGTTGAGTTAATCATTGACATTGCATTAGCAAAGTCTTGACCAATTTTCTTGCCAATGCTCATCAAAAGTGCGCCCATCGGCTTCAATTGCACAAGAATCTTGCGAACAACATCACCAAAGGCAAGTGCTTGCTGGCGAACGCTTGGGTCTTGCAGGAAAAGGCTGAATTCGTAGGTTATATCCCTAATTGAGTTGTAGAGCGGCCTAAACATATCTGCCACAAGGCTCTGAGACATGTCGGCAACCGTGCTGAATGCACCTGCAAATGTTTTTGATTGAGCAATCATTCCGCCGCCGAAATCTCGCTCGAGCCCAGCAAGAATCGCCCGCGAGGCTACCTCTCCTGAAACTTGACCTCTAGTCGTAAGTCGGCGTACTGTTTCAATCGCATTAGATTCAAGTTGTGCATAAAGAGTCTCTTGACCTTTAATGATTTTGTCGCGATTACCAGAACTGTCTCTAGTGATCTCCTTCATGAGCTCTTCGGCGATATACTTGTAGCCACCGATACCAGCGTTTGCCAGCTGCATCATGTCGTTCTGGTAGACACGACCAGCTTGCTTCATCTGCCCGAGTGCGTAGGTGATTCTTCGGAAGGCGTCTGCCCCGCCGCCAAGTGCCGCCACAGCGTTACCTACGGAAACGATACCGCCCGAGAATTTATCAACTGACTCTGCGTTTTCACGAAGAATTTCAGACATGTCAAACCCGAATGCTCTCATTCGGAGTGTTGACTCTTGGATTTCAGCGAACCTAAATGGCGTAACGTTCGCAAACTCTCTAATGGTGTCAATTACGCCTTCGGCTGCCTGCTTTGCGTTGTCATAGCCCATCGCCATGTAGTCAATGCCAACCGTCCCTTCTCCAAGCAGCTCGTTTGTTGCCTCTGCCTGCTTTCTTTGGTTGTCAAATAGGGTTGTAAATCCAACAGTTGCCTGCTCCAGCATTGAGTTGAACTTAACAACACCACCCTGAAGATGTCCGAACACCTGCTGTAGTTGTGAGGCAACGGCGTGAATCGCCTGATATCCGAAGGCCATGCCAAGAACACTTTTTATCTGGCCGGTGATTGCGTCGCCTTCCCTTACAACGCCACTTATAGACCTAGCCGCGCCAGCGGCGGCAACCGAAAGCTGATTGTATGATTTTGATGCTGCATTTGGGCCAGCAGACATCTGGTTGCCAGCATATTGAGACTTTGGGAAAACTTGCGCTTCGTTCCTTCTTTCGGAGCGATGGAGCATTGCATATTCTCTCGCAAAGCCACCGCGCATTTCTCGCATCATGCGAGTTGCTATAAGTTCCTGACCCTTACCCCTTGCGGCGGCTGGCGCTGATTTTGCAAGCGAATTAAGAGCGGCAGATGCTTTTCTTGCGGCTGCCGCAAGACCCTCAAGCCCTGATACCGCTCCACGAGCGGTAGCCCTTGGCGCGGCTGTCTCAACCTGCTTAGTTGCGGCGGCTGCTTCGGCAGCTTTTCTCGCCTGCGCATCTTTTCTGGCCCGATATTCTGCCTCGTATGGTGCGAGTCGTTTTGCCTGGGCGGCAAGCTCAGCCTCATTGAAGCGACCACCAGTCCTAAAGCGACGAGGGGTTAGGTCCTTGGTGCCTGCGTCTGAAACCGATGTTGCCGCCTGCTTCGCAACTGCAATCCGCTCTCTGGCACCAGCCATCGCGACTTGGGTTTTCTGCGCCTCAGTTGCCCTATCGGTGGCAACGGCTTTCCTCGCAGCCTCTTCACGTAGGCGCTGTTCACGATTGAAATTTGTCGTAAGAAGTTTCCGCTCAGCGGAAAGCGACTCTGCCTTTCCTGCATATTCCCCGGCAGCGGAGATTGACTTTGCCCTAGCCTTGGCAAGGTTTTCAATAAGTCCACGGAATCCAGCGGCATTCTTGCCAGCTGCTCGCAGTGACGAATCATCAAGTCCAACGCTCTTTAGGACATCTTGTGACAGACCAGTTTTCTTAACCGCCTCGCCAATTGCGGCGATTGCTGGCTTAAGGGATTTTGCCTGATCTCTTGCGGCGCTAAAGCCTTGTGCAGTTTTGTATGAAGACCTAATGAGGTCTTGCATCTGGATTGGTATATTTGCCAATCCGCGCATCTGCGAAGCCTTACGCTCAAGACCGCCTATCTGCTGGGTGAGAGCGGCAATGCGCTTGGCAGCGCTATCGCCACCCTCAACCTGCAGGCCTATCTTTAGGTCAAATTTTGCCTGATCGTCAGCCATTCTTTAGTAATTCCGCCTTCGCTTCTGGAGCACCGAACTGAGCAACCATTTGATCCATTGATTTTGTTGATCCGATTGTTTGATCAAACGATCCAGATGAAGGCGACTTACTCTGACGCTTCATCTCTGCGTCCCTCTTCTCTGCGTATGAGGCAAAGTCCGAGAGCTGGGGAAGCGTCAGTTGGAGAAATTGTTCTGGTGTGAAACCGAATGCATCAGAATATGATGCAGAAAGTTCACCCCAGTTTATACTTCCCCAGTCGCCTCCTCTTTTCCCGATGTAACCTGATCTGATCCAAGGAGACCGCTTGCCTTGAGCACTTTATTGACTTCCTCTTGCATGGTGTGGATATTGAAGCGTTCGCCAACCTGCTCAATGGTTACTGGCTCACCCTTCTTAATGACCAACCAAAGAATCTTGCGGATTACTGTGAAGCGACTTAAATCAACCTTGTCAAGTGGACCGAATTCTTCCTCTAAATCGGCAAGATCGTTAAGATTGAGGGCCTTACCACCCTTGAGTTCAACTAGATTTCCCATTGCTCTCCCGTCGCAGCCTACTGCTGCTCTTTACATTTATGCCCGACCAGACGACTTTTGTCGTACTTTGGTGGGGGCGGGTACAGTATACCCTGATTTGATCCCAGTTGTGAAGACTAGGAATCTTTCTTATGGGCCGAGAGCCGAAGCCCCCAGCCCATAAGATTAAAGCCAAAAGGCCTTAATTACGCCTCAATGAGGCAGATGGTCGGCTCCGCCGATCCACCGGTCGTCACGAGGAGTGACGTGTCCACGACCGCCATGAAGTCAACATCTTGGACGATGATGTCTTCTCGGGTGAACGGAATGTTCAGGCTCATCGTGTACGCCTTTGGCAAGTGGATCTTGACCGTCTTGGACGAGTCATCGGTCCTCTGGTGCGTGAAGCGGACATAGAGCGGGCGTGGGAGACCGGCTCCTGCCGTGGTCGCCTGCCCCGAGCCACCGTCAACGTCTGGATCAAACACGAACGAGCTAGGCTCGGCTGTGCTGATAAACGAAGCGGTTCCGTTGCTATTGAAGAAGTTTTTGAGTGAGTTAACGTTCAACTCAACTTGTCGGGCTCGCGCCTCAACCTTCCCGCCGAAGTGTGCCTTCATAATCGGGAAATTGAACTGACCGTAGAACTCGCGCTCCTGATAATTGATGTCAAACTCGACATCGCCAGCGATCTGGCCAATCGAGAACACGGATGTGTAGCCACCAGAAGCGGACGTAAAGTAGCTTGACGTCCCCTTCGCGCGACCGCTCACCCAGTAAGCGACTTCCAGTACGCCAGAACCAAGCGTAAGCATGTTTCTGTGCTCCTTGCTTTAAGACTTAATTAGGTTGTACCGAATGATTCTTCGGTATTCAAGTGCCTCATCGTCGTACCCATCCGCTTCATATACTTTGGAGCAGAGATGTACTACGACACCATTAGGACCCGAAAGCCGCTTTCGGTTTATCAGCGTGTCAACCCGAGCAGAGATCGTATTCAGCTCAGTAGTGCTAGCCCCACTGGAGATGAGGACATCTACTGTTGGACGATCTACTGGCAGACCAACATCCGCTGAGCCGCTAAGCACAGCAATCCGAATCGCCGGCAAGGTGCTCTTGCCGACATGGGTAATGGGGTACACCTTCTTATCCGTGTTTGAGCCCGAGAGAAGCCCCTGGAGCGTGGCATCCCCACTCAGCGCGGTAAAGAACGATTCGTACACACCAACCATAGGCATACTTTACGCGTATTTGTTAAGGCAGCCAATAGACCGCCGATCTACGCAGAACCGCTATCTATGGACATTTTTCTTTGTTACGGTAACAATGCACCGATGGCAGCAGCCAAGATTCCAGCCGACTTGCACACCTCCCAAGAGGAGGCTGTTGCGCTTTCCTACTGGAGGGGGCATATGGACGCAAAGATGGACGACTTGACACGAAGGGTTAGCAGCATTGAGGACAAGATTAATACGATTCACGAAGACGTCCAGAAGATCGTGCTGAGCCTTGAGAAGCGGGACGCAGCCGACACACAGGTTAAGGGCATCCTTCGCTGGATAGCCCCCGACTCCGCAGCCGCTATTGCCATCGCGGTGGCCCTCATCGCAGTTGCCCTGAGGTTCATCCCCTAATCCACATTTCAACATTATTGTTGTGGACAGAACGCTGTTTGATGTTGTATACTGTTGTCCATTGAGACAACTAGTGCCTAACCCGTAGCCGGGCTGGGTCAGGGAGGTTCAATGATAAGCAGGGCAAGCGCCCTTGAAGAGCTGCGAAGGATGCAGTCGTTTAAACCTCGCGGAGCAAAGTGCACCGCCGGTCTTGTTACAAAAATATTGCAGGGTGAAGATCAAGCAGCCTTTCTTGAGGCGCTTGTAGATAAAACCATTGACGCCAGCACCATTAGTGTTTGGCTTGACCGTAAGGGTCACAAGGTGAGGCGACACACCCTTGCTCGCCACCGACGAGGGGAGTGTGCCTGCAGTGAGTGAGTTAGACGAACTGAAAGCAATACAAAGCGAGAAATCAGAAACAAAGCGTTCAGCACGCAAGCACCCAGAGGGATGGGAGCCTGGGATTACATGGAATGGCAATGAAGGAACAGTCACGACGACTGGTATGCCAGCAGAGAATGCCCCAGACTGGGACGCTGTATTAAAAGTTTGGGGGCTTGACCCAGCAAACTTTGAAGTCGTAGAGCCAGTTCTTTTCAATGTCTGGGGAGACACCCTCGGCGTGCTCAACAGGCAGTGGAAGGGCAAGGTTGTTCGCAAGGGTGTAGAGCGTGGCGTTGACCTGAATGACCTGATTGATGAAATAAAAAGTCATAAGACGCGAAAAGTCACGACGTTTGATGGCGACACTGCACTTGTTGTGGGAATCTCAGACATGCAGATGGGCAAGGGTGAGGGCGGTGGATCTGAGGGTATCGTCCGAAGATTCTTGGCTGGTATCAACGAGGTTGAGCATCGCTGGAAAGAACTGATCAAGATTGGCAGGAAGCTAGATCGCCTCATAGTTTTGGGGCTTGGTGACCTCATTGAATCCTGCGACGGGCACTACGCCATGCAAACCTTCCAAAACGATCTTGATCGGCGAGAGCAGGTCAAGGTCGTGCGAAGACTTCTAGTCAGGGCACTAACCTCGTGGGCGAAGATTGCCCCGAGAGTCGTGGTTGCCTCGGTTCCGGGGAACCATGGAGAGAACCGACGGAATGGAAAGGCCTACACCTCATTCAGCGACAACGACGATGTTGCGGTGTTTGAGCAGGTTGCAGAGATTCTCGCTGCTAACCCAGAGGTTTATGGAAACGTAACATTTATGTTTTCGCAGGACGAACTTACGCTAACGATGGATGTTCACGGCACAATCCTTGGGCTTGCTCACGGGCATCAAGCCCGTCGGGGTGGTGCGGTATCTGCCGCAAAGATCAAGGCATGGTGGAAGGATCAGGCATACGGGATGCAAAGGGTTGCTGATGCAACAGTTCTGGTGACTGGTCACTATCATCACCTTTCAGTTCTTACCGAGGGGATCAGGACGCACATCCAGGCACCGTCTCTCGACGGTGGATCACAGTGGTTCACCGAGACGGCTGGTGTAAAGTCAGCGCCGGGGCTTCTCACCTTCACGATCAGCCAGCGCGGGTGGGATGACCTGCGGGTTCTTCCCTGCATTACCGAGAGCGCTTAACGCTACTCGCAATATGTTTTTGAAGGGCCTTGCCGTATAGCGCGGCAAGGTCCTTCCCAAGGCTCTTAAGGGTCTTCTGCAGCGTAAAATATTGAATACCCTCCTCAAAGAACCCATATAGTTCTTCTGGGTATTTAAAATATGGTTTTCCAGAATATTGGTCTATCGGATCTCCGCCATACAAGACCCGCATTGTTCCGTCTCTAGCAACTTGTTGCTGATAAATGCTGTATGGTGCGCCATCCTTAACCAGCGATCTTTGCAGGGTCCCAGTTTTAACCGGCGTCCCAAGACCAAATCCACCCTTGCTCCTGCCATCCTTGCCTCGTGGTCTGGTTTTTCTAAATATAGTTGCTAGGCTTGTTCCATACCGCCTGTGATAAATCGCTGACCTAATCATGTCAAAGCCCCGACCCTGAAGCTTTACAAGGGCAGCCTTCGCCCGCTTGGTTTCAACTGCTTTTGCCAACGCACGAAGTGCAGCCATCGCCTCGTTAATTCCAGACAAACCAGCAGTGCGACTTCCGCGACCAATGGTCCTGTAGGCCATTAGCGCTCTACCCGCTCAGCCCTGACGATGACATGGTGCTTGAGGCTCTCCTGCTCGATTCCGATTACCGTATATGAATAACCGTCTGCAGTAAGGACATCTGTCTGGCTGGGGCGATCTGTGCCAGTCAGAAATGGCAACCAAAAGCGATAGACCTGCCGCTCAATTGATCCGGTCCCCGTCCGGTCGTACGATCCCTGCTGTTGCTGGTAGTGACCCTTCTTCGTCCACACGGTAGAAGTTGTGATTGTTGGAGTTCCGTCGGCGGCGTGTCCGGTTTGCCCCTTCCGAGTGAGTGTGACGTTTGTAGCAAACCCTGGCAGCGCCATTAGCGCACCGAGATAAACCGATAAGGATCAAGAATGGTGCATGCAGCAGATGGAACCTGCAAGACACTTGCACCACTAGCCGGTTTGTCGGAATACATCTCCATCTCTCCAACGCGTAGTCGTGAAAGACCGGTCAGCCCCTGCTTCGCAAGGCTGTCTCTTGCAATCATGTCAACTGCGGTAAGTGCAACAGCATCCTTTATGTCTGTGGGCGTGTATTGATAACCGTGGGTATAAGTGATTTGAGCCACAGGCTCAATAAGCCCAAGGGCTACAATCGCTGGGAATAGCGAGTAAGTCACGTTTGCAAGGCTCGTGATCTCTACATACCCACGGTCAGCATTGATGTAAATATCATTGACTGTAAACGCTGCATTCTGCTGATTGCTCACATAGACGACGAATGAACTGACGGCAACAATCGGTTTTTCTCGGGGGTATACGCGACGACTCTTCTGATTCCAGACGTGGCGCTCAGTTGTTTGGCGATACTGGAAGGAATAGCCGACATAGGCATCAACAAGTCTGGATGCAGTTCCAATAAACGAGTCAATCGCGGCATCGGTGAGGGCAGTGCCAGAGGCGTCGGTGAGATCGCCAAGTTGATAGTCTCTGAATTCCTCAGCGGTCAGATATCCAAGGGTTTTCCCACGGGTCGTGGTATAGGCGCTTGCCGCGCTTGTGGAGCTGTTGAAGAGGCGATAGGTGTGGAAATGGCCCTCTGCGGCCCCCTCGTCGTCGTACTGGTATGTGCTTACGGTTGGAACAAGGGTCACAACCTGACCAAGGTTTGCCCACGTTCCTGTCTTGGCGTCGGCATCTGCCTTGGTGCTTGCCCTGCCGATCTCAATCTTGTTATAGGAAGCGATCTGCGTGGCGATATCTGTGACTGGGATCTGTACTCTGATCATGCCTTGATTGTCGCGCGAATGACCCCTTTAGTCTACCCCTTTTTGATCTACCACTATGCTAGAATCTGGGCACAGGGAGGTTCAATGGGCAAAAAGGCTAGAGAGAATCGAGAGCGCCAGATCGCCGAGGAACAAGCCGCAGCTAGCCAAGATCTTCCGAAGGTCTGGGTATCCACGCCGTCCCTAGACGGGAATATGTCGTGGGGGTATACAAAAACTGTTCTTGACATTCAGCGTGCATGCTCTAAGTTTGGGCTGAAGTTTGGATGGCGAATTGTTTGGGGAAATTCAATCCTCCCGCTGGCACGCAACAGGATTGTGCAGCAGTTTATGTCAACAGGATATGACTTTCTTGTCATGCTTGATGGCGATATTGAGGTTGATGCCAAGGACATCATGGGGGCAGTTCTTAGCGGCAAACAGTTTGTTGCAATCCCGTGCTCAAAGCGTGCAATGAACTTTGACCGCCTGCAGCAATTTACACTTGCTGCAGGAAAAGACGTTCCGTCACACTTCCTATCGTCTTACTTCTGCCCGCCAAACTTCATTGTAGGAGAGGATTCAACGAAGGATCTTGATCAGATAGCAACGGATCTTAATCTCGTGCGGGCAGAGAAGGTTGGAACTGGATGTGTGATTCTACACCGATCAGTATTTGAGAAGTTCCAAGAAGCATTCCCAGGCAGGGCTTATCTTGAGCCAAATATGGAAGCAAAGGACCCCAAAAAGGCGGCTCCAATACAGACCTTTGAATATTTCCGTTACAGCAAGGATGCGGAGGGGTTCTTCATCGGCGAGGATTACACTTTCTGCGAGGACTGGAAAGGGCTTGGCGGAGAAATCTGGCTCAAGGTTGATGCGATCACAAGGCACTATGGCCTTACTCACTTCTCATGGGATGCCGCCGCCCTGCAGCCAGTAAGCGTCAACTTTGACGGCGAGGCCGAGTAGTCCTTTTGCAACCGAGGTTGTAAGCCTCGTTTAAATTCTTCCTGTGGATGATGGCGATACCATTCTTAAAGTGGTAGCTAGTGCCATCTGGGAATACGATGTTGCCCTCCAGCGGACCCTGTACCTGCACCTTCTGAAATGGGTCGTATCTCTCTACCGCTTGGCGCAAAATCTTCTTAGCCAGTTTATAGGGGTCTGTGGGATTTGTCATATTCAGATGCTAACAGGAAGGGGTCGGGCTTTCGCCCGACCCCTTCCCAGATCAATCGTCAATTGACGATTAGACCGTTACGCGAACCTTCGCGTTGAACTGCGGACCCTTGTTCGCAAGACCAAACATCACATACATGATGTAGAGGCGCGAAAGGGCACCGGCGACCCCAACAGGGATCTCAAGGGTCGTGATGCTATCCGCACCAAGGTACGGCATGCTCCACGTGTCCTCGTCCACGATATACATATCGCGGTAGTTCGCGGTCGTTGGTGAGGTGACGGTGTACGAGCCGATTGCATCGCCAGCGACCGCAAGGAGCGGCAGGGAGCCAGCAGCCGTAACGACCGAGCCGAACGTCGCACCTGCGGCCTGATCGGCCTGTGCAGGGGCGTTGTAACGGACAAGGTTCGTCAACTCATTGACGAGACCAGCGTAATCCGTTGGCGAGCATAGGATCGCCGACGGGTTTCCGCCGTTATCAAGCACCGAGGCAACAGCGGTGTTGATGGTCGCGAGATAGGCAGCGGTGCCCTTCGTCGCGATTACACCAGAACCAGCGGCTGTCCCGAGGAGCTTGCGAAGACCATCAAACCCGTTCGCATCGTATGCGCCGAGCTCAGCGGTTGCGGCTGCACCAGTGACGGTGGTCGCGTTACCCTGGAAGAGGGTCTTCTGAAGCTTGTGCGCAATGGCAGTGACGCCACCGGCAAGTTCAGATGAAAGACCATTGAATGGCGAGCCACCCTGTGTAAGGGCGAACTGGCTCTTCAGCGTGATTCCTCGGCGGGTAGCAAGCACGGCGACATTGGTCGTCTGGCGTACATACGTGTTGGAATCATCGGTCACGGTGCCGGTCTCCGTCTGGAAGACGGCGTCACCGTAAGCGGTCTGCTGGTTGAACGCGTGCACGAGGCCGTTTGCAGGCTCCTTGCGGATGCGCTCAAAGAATGGGAAGCGCTTTACAAACAGCGAATAAAGGATTGGCTCAAGGTCCTGTCGGATAAGAGCCGTTCCGCCGCTGCTGTCCAGCAACTTCGTGATGTTCGGATTCGCTGTCGCAAGTCGGTTAAGGATATCGGCCGAAGCCTGCTTCCCCGTCTCGCGACCGGCCTGGATGTCCAGAGCCTCACCGAGTTCAGCCGTGTTCATCTTTGAGAACTTCTTGCGAAGTTCGCGCTGAACGGCATATGCCTCGGCGACGTTGAGATCATCGCCAGCCTCGCGGCCGACGATTGCGGTGTCGTTCAAGGAATCAAGTCCCTTCTGAACGTCCTGCAGCTTCTCTCGAAGTGCGTCGCTCATGTTTTTTACTCCTGTGCGTCAAGAAGACGCGCGATGAACGGGTCAAGCCACGGGGCCTTCTCACCGTTCGTTGATTTTTCCGAATTGATTGCTACTTGCTTTCGGCCCATTGGGACGTTGATCATGCGACCAACTAGATCCAGAGCCCTAGCAAGTTCTCCCTCGACCTTGGCCTTCTCCGCAGACAGTTCGGTAACCACGGACTTAACCGCAACGACCTCCTGCTGCGCAGCAATGGCTGCATCGAGCGCCGACTTGGCGATGGCAGCGACTTCCTCCAGAGAAGTAGCGGCAACATCTTCGGCAACCACATCTGAGGAGGCTTTGGCAGCAACCTCAGCAGGGGCTTCCTGAACGACCTCAAGGGTCACTTCAGAATCAGAAATTGGGGCCTCTTCCACCACTGGTTCGCCGTCCTTCTGGACGCCAAGACCAGCAAGAACCGCTTCACGGTCCTCATCGGTGAGATCGGCAAGAATCCCGTTGATGCCATTAAGGACCTCAGCGCTGACGCCACTCTTGTAGCGAGAGCTCTTTTCCCCATCGGCAACAGGAGCCTTGGGCTCCTCAGCGGGCTTCGGTGCGGGCGCTGGCTCAGGAGCCGGCGCTGGTGTGGGAGTTGGTGCGGGAGCTGGGGCTGGCTCAACAGCCTTCTCCACGATCTCCTCTGTTGCGACGGAAGCCTGGATCGCCTCAGGGGCGTCTTCCTCCTCCGTCTTCTCCGCCACATCGGCAGGAGCGGCAGGTTCAGCAGCTGGCTTCTCACCTTCGGTGCTGACAGTTACAGTCACGCGGGTCTTCTTTTCCGCGTCAACGACCTCATCCGCAGTGGCGGTCTCAACGACCTCCTCAGCGACGAGATCCTTCTCGGTCTCGGACATTTCTGTCTCCTCGTCTTCCTCCGCCTCAACGGGCGGATTGCTTCGGGTGAGTGCGCTGAACTTTACAGCAACATACACACCAGTTTCTTCCCAGTCTTCGCCCTGCGGGGCGTAGACGCAGATAATTGCCACCGGTTCTTCCGGTGAGGCATCAATTGGCATATCGGAACCAGGCAGGGAAACTGTTCCCGCGATGACGATTTCATCAACCTCACCATATCCTTTTTGACTGCCGATATTCCAATTTACGTAATCTCCAACCTCTAGTTGACCAGCAGCAGCCTTAATCTCGCTTTTCTTTCCAGAATAGCGCGGATGCCCAGGGTTCAAGAGGTCGTTGTCTGAAGTGTATTTAGGGTTCGCTGGCTTACCTCTTCGAGCAAGAACAAGGAAGGCATTTACTCGCGCCATTGACCATGCTGCTCGGCTGACGCCAGGGCGGTGACTGGTTGAGTATGCGCCAGAACCGCGACGATACACAGATCGCAGGGCGCCGACCCTCACCCTTGTCCAGCTTGGGCGGTCGTCCTCTTTCATCGCAGCATTGTGCTCATTCGCTTTATTTTGAAGAGCTTTTCTAGTAGCGCTGCTGAGAGAAATCCTGCCACCCTGACCAGATGCAGATCCTGGAGGATTTCTATCGCTTCCAACTCTCTGATCACTCGCTGGGGCGGGAGCATCTGCTTTATCAAGCGAGTTATCAAAATAATCTTCTGCAATCTCGTCCTCGTCAGATTTCTCAGACTGCCTAATGCTTTTTAAGGCGCTTTGGAGATATGAGCGCTGATTGGCTGGAATGCCAACGACGGAAGTCTCAAGGAGCTTAACGCTCTCAATGACGTAGGTGTCTTCGCCGTCCGCGCCCTTCTTCTTGGAAACCTTATCAACCTTGGCTCCAATGGAAAGGCCGAGCTTGACGCCGCGCTTGATAGCACGGTAGGTCTTCATGGCAAGGGGGTTCTCGTCTTCGCCGACAACGCGGACATCAATATCGAGGTCGTAGACCTCTTGCTCGGTTTCCCTGTCAAGGCGCTTTACAATGCGCGCATCAGTTACTGAACCAAAGAGGTCGTCAGGAACATTGTAGTTGTGGTTAAGGAAGACCGTCATGTTCTTTTTTGCGGTTTCTTCCATTGATTTAAGCGCCGAAAGTGTCATTTCGTCGCCGTGAAGGTCTCGGATTGTTGATGAGGTCGTCCCGCGAACGTACAGGTCACCGTTCTCGGCGGTATAAGCCTTCAACGCACTCGTATAAAGTTTAAAGTCCACGGAGCCTCCGTTGCTATATTGACTTTACCAATAATTAACCGAGGGTTTACCTGAGTCAAGAGGTGATGTTTCTACCACCTTTTGGCGCATTTACCGAACCCTTTCGGGATAATACACCAGATTGTAACATATCGTGCTTGCCTGTACGATCTGCGGGTAAGACTCCTTAACTGAACCTAAACTAAATCTTAACATTCGTGCTATAATCAAGCCATGTCGCAGTGCTCGCTATGCAGTGAAATTAACTACTCTGGCGATCAGATCAAGGATCTGGCTAGGGCGCTGATCCGACTCCAGCGACAGATTCAGCCGGTCATAGAGTCCTATGAGAGGGGTAGAAGGTCCCACCCGCGATGCGCCTCCTGCGGCATCCTCGCTGGCTCTGAGCACATTGTGACCGAGTTGGTCCCAGAACCCATGATCCCCAGGGCTCGTGGGCAGAAGCGGTACAATGTCTGCCACTGGTGCTATGCCGACCTTCACAAGAGCCGACAGAGCGTCCCGCAGCGTCGGAAGATTGCCATCCAGGTGGATGAGATGCTGAAGGGGGAGGACGAGGAGACAGCAGACACAGATATTGACAGCATCATGCGAGCCATTCACAATGAGCTTGCAATATTTGGCAGTGCAGCCACTCACCGCAGGCCGGAGCCTGGGGCGATTGACCCAGTTGAGGACATAGACCCAGAAGATGCTGATTCCTGGCGTTGATTCAACGATTGAGGTTCAGTTCACAGACGGAACTTTCGTCGTGCCAATACACTGGACGAAGGCCCTTAACAAGAGAACTATAAATTATGTCAATGGACGACGTGTAGTGGATTGCACCATTGACGAAATGCGTAAATTTGTCAATACTGACGCAGTGGATACCATTTGGTTCAATGCGATCAGGAAACAGCGTAGCGGAAGGTAGTCATGGCAGAACAGCGATCTATCCTGCAGCGTATCTTTGGGGGCGCAGCTCGGGCGACAACCGAAAAGGCGACACCGTCGCTTGTTCCAGACGCCGGTCCATATGCTCGCGGCGCCTATGGTTTAAACACCGTCACCAAGATGAGTACCGAGCAACTGCGCCGATGGTCGCGCCACAATCCTTGGATTCGTGCAGCAGTAAACCTTCGCCGACAACAGATCAGCCGAGCAAAGTGGGACATTGTTACCACCGATGCTGGAGATATTGCAGATCCGCGAACCGTACAAAAACTGCGCGATCTGCTACGACGACCAAACCCAAGGGGCGACTCTTGGCGCTCATTCATTGAGCCAGTAATTGAGGACATCCTTGTCCTAGATCAGGGTGCGATTGAGGTTGAGAAAAAGGTTGGCTCTCGCGTTGGGGCAGATCCAATTGCCTACCTTTGGAACAAGGATGCGGCACGAATTGCTTTTGACACA